AAAAAAGATCCTGTAGTAGCGGTAGAAGATGAAGAAGAAGAAGTTGCCGTAGAAGAAAAGAAAAAAGAAGTAGCAGAAGAAATAGAAGAAGATAAAGAAGAAGAAACAGAAAAAGAAATAGCTAAAATAACTCAGCCAATATCTACTTTACCTAAAGATGCACCTAAAAAAGTTAGGGCTAAAAAATCTAAAAAAGATATTGTTATGTCTGGCGTTCCACTAGAAGAACTTTCTGAAGAGCCAGAAATTAAAACTGTAGAGCCAATAGCTAAAGCTGAAGAGCCAATAAGTGCAAGTGTAAGTTCTTTAATTGCCACGGGTGAAGCTGGTGATTCTATTAAAAAGAAAAGTAAAAGAAGAAGTGGCAAAGGCAGAAGGTCTTTAATTACTGGAAGGTCTGGCGGTGGCATCGGATATTACAATAAATATTTTACATAGGATAAAACATGATAGACGATCCAGTAGCGAAAAAATATCTTGAGCAATATGAGTCTGCCAAGGTAAAGAGAGAAAATTTTGTACCATTATTTGAAGAGTGTTACGAATATGCATTACCTCAAAGAGAATCTTTTTATAGTGAGACAATAGGTCAACGTAGAGACGACAAGATATTTGATGAAACTGCTGTTGTTGGTGTGCAAGAATTTGCTTCTAGGCTTCAATCAGGTCTTGTTCCTAACTTTGCTAGATGGGCAGATTTAACATCTGGCTCCGAAGTTCCTAAAGAAGAAAGGGATTTTATCAACAATGAACTAGACGAGGTAACTGAATATGTATTTGAAATTCTCCAAAACTCTAACTTTTCTCAAGAAGTGCATGAGTCATTTATGGACTTGGCTGTTGGGACTGGTGTCTTGGCTGCGGAAGAAGGTGACGCGCTAAATCCTATTAGGTTTACTGCAATACCATTACCGCATGTAATACTTGACACTGGGCCAGATGATAGAATTGATCATGTGTTTAGAGAAAGAAAAAATATTAAGTTTAATCAAATTCAATTACTATATCCTGATGCTGTATTAAACGAAAAAATACAAAACATGATGTTAAGTGGAGCTGATAATAAAACTACTGTTCTTGAACTTATATGTCGTGATTACTCTAGAATGAATGAGGAAGCTTACCTTAGTTATGCTTTTTGTATGACTACTGAATCAGTTATTTATTCTAAAGAAATGTCTGGTGTTGGCTCTAATCCGTTTATTTGTTTTCGTTGGTCTAAATGTGCAGGAGAAGTGTATGGTCGTGGGCCATTAATGAATGCACTGTCTGCAATTAAAACTACTAATCTAACAATAGAGCTAATATTAGAAAATGCACAGATGTCTATCTCTGGTATTTATCAAATGGATGATGATGGTGTTGTTAATCCAGATACAATACAGTTAGTCCCAGGTTCTATAATACCAAAAGCTATTGGATCAGCAGGATTGCAACCAATACAAGCAGCAGGTAGGTTTGATGTTGCTCAACTTGTTCTTAGTGACATGAGATTAAACATTAAACGTGCGCTTTATAACGATATGTTGGGCAATCCAGACAAAACTCCTGCGTCTGCTACTGAGGTTGCAGAGCGTATGGCTGATTTATCAAGGCGAATTGGCTCTGCATTTGGTAGATTACAGGCAGAATTAGTACAGCCAGTATTGCAAAGAGTTATTTATATTCTTAAAAAACAAGGCAGAGTTAATTTACCTACTCTTAATGGTAGAGAAGTTAAGATTAAGTCTGTATCTCCACTAGCACAAGCGCAAGCTAACCAAGATATTACTTCTGTTGCTAGGTTTTTAGAGCTTATTCAAGGTAGGTTTGGACCAGAGATGATGCAGCTTTTAATTAACGGAGAAGAGACTGCTGCTTACCTTGCTAAAAAGTTTGGTGTACCAGACCACTTGATAAGAGATGAAAGTGAGCGTAAACAGTTAGTACAAATGGCGCAACAGATGGCTCAACAACAACAAATGCAGGGAGAGCCTCAACAACAGGAGCAAATAGTTGAGCAATAAAAAACAAACAAATCAAGTAAATGTTGGAATAGACGGCTATCAAAGGCCAAAAGATATAGACGAACAAATAAGCCAGAATATGGCACATTTGTTTAGTTCTGACTCAGGGAAAGCAGTTATTAAATATTTAAGAACAATAACAATTGAGATTGTTCATGGTGCTAATGTTAGTACTGAGGAATTAAGACATATAGAAGGTCAGAGGTATGTTGTTGGTTTAATACAAACCAGAATTAATCATGCTCATGCGTCGGGATATAAGGTAACTAAAGATGTCTGAAGAAACAGAAACTCTTATACAAGAAAATTTAGAGCCAGCAGAAATAAGACCTGAGTGGTTACCAGAAAAGTTTAATGATCCATCAGAATTAGCTAAATCTTATAGCGAATTAGAATCTAAACTTGGTGCTAAACAAGAAGATATAATAAAAGGCTATAATGATGAAAGATTTATTAATAGACCAGAAAGTAAAGGTGAGTATGAACTGCCTGATTCAGTAGATTCTAATCTATCTGCTGATAGTCCTCTTCTTAACTGGTGGTCAGAACATGCTTTTAATAATGGATTTAGCCAAGATCAATTTAAAGAAGGAATAGAGATGTATTCTAAGGGGATACAAGAATCTCTTCCTCCGACCCCTAACCTTGATGAGGAAGCTGCAAAGCTAGGTGATAATTCTGGAGCAAGAATAGAAGCTGTTAGTATGTTTGCTAATAAATTCTTTCCAGATTCTTTAAGCGGAACGGTTGAAAAATTAGGTGAAACAGCAGAAGGTATTATGCTTATTGAACATATAATGTCACAAAACAAAGACACTCAAATATCTGCTCAATCTTCGCCTGTTTCTAGCTTTGGAGAAGATGATCTAAAGTCAATGATGAGAGATGAAAGATATTGGAATAATAGTAAAAGAGATGATGGCTTTGTTAAGCAAGTAGATGATGGCTTTAAAAAGTTATATGGATAAAGTGCTTATAAGTCATGGGAGCCTAGAAATGGTTCCCATGCAAAAACGTCACATCATTCCTTTATATGGAACATTAAGTAACGAAAATTTATTTGAAGTAAGAAATATTTATAAATTAGATTTAATGGAAACATTAATGTCTTGTTTAGATATGGAAGATACTTTTGTTATAGAAAAAAAATCATACCCTTTGGCTATACTAGGTGTAAATAAAATTACACATGAAAAAGGAATTATGTGGACTATGTTTTCTAACAAAATGAAAGACAATTGGTTTTCTTTTGTTAAAGCTTCTCCTAAATTAATACGCTACCTGCATACTATGTATGATGAGATCACTGTTGAGACTTGGGAAGGTAATAATAAAATGGTTGAATGGCTAGGTTGGCTAGGTTTTGATGTAATTGATGTAACGTCTAATGAGCATGGGTTTAATTTAATTCATTTTGTGCGTTGCAATCAAGACAAAAAGAATGTTTACGCTTTCCCATCAAGACCCGTAATTCATTGAGCAGCCCGAAAGGATACCTGCGTTGATTTGATAGAGCGGACACTCAAGATACTCAAAATGCAACTTTAATAAGGAACTGAAAAAATGGCTAATACAATAGATACAGCCTTTATTAAGCAGTTTGAATCTGATGTGCACCTCGCGTATCAACGTATGGGTTCAAAGCTGCGGAATACTGTTCGTACTACTAATATTACTGGTAGTGTAGCAAGATTCCAAAAAATAGGTACAGGCTCAGCGTCAACTAAATCAAGAAACGGCAACATAAGCCCGATGGAGTTAGCGCACACAACTGTTGAAGTAACAATGGCTGACTTTTATGCTGCTGAATACATTGACAAACTAGATGAGTTGAAAACTAATATTAACGAACGTCAAGCTGTAGCACAATCTGCTGCCGCTGCACTAGGTCGAAAGACTGATGAGTTAATTTATGCAGCTATGGATGCTGTTGGTGGAACTGCAATACACGATACTAGCTCAGCTTTAGAAGTTGCTGATATACTTTCATTGTTTGAAACTATGGGAACTAACAATGTCCCAGAAGACGGACAACGGTATTTAGCAATGCATCCTAAAGGATTTGCTGATCTGTTTGCAATCGAGCAATTTGCTTCTTCTGACTATGTTGGACCATCTAGCTTACCTTTTGCTGGTGGAATGACTATGAAGGAGTTTATGGGCTTTAAAGTATTCTCTACGTCTGCTGTAACAAGCGGTAAGAATATTGCTTATCATACTAGCGCAGTTGGACTAGGCATAAACGCTGATGTTTCAACTGAAGTGAACTATGTGGCAGAAAAAGCTTCTCACCTTGCAACCTCAATGATGTCGATGGGCGCAATTGGTATTGATGCCAATGGCGTTTGCGAAGTACTCGACAACAACTAGAACTCGTGAAAGGAGTTTAAAACATGGCTTATACAGCTTCTTCACTAATCAGAATTGGTGGTGGTTCTGGTCAGGCACTTTGGTATTATTCCTCAGAAGATACTATTGCGGATGCAAATACCGCAGGGTATTTTAATTCAGCTGCGAATATACTAAATTTGAATGACATAATCATGACAATAACATCAACTGGCGGTACACCTGTACTTACCCATGCGTATGTTAATGCCAATAATGGTTCAGTAGTAGACATTACTAACGGTGTTGTTATCACTAATACTGATGGCGATTAATAACTAAAAGGAGTGGGGGGGTAATGCCCCCCATTTATTTATATGGCAGTAACAAGCACTTCAGCAGACTCACCTGTAGATGTATCTAGCAGGGCTTTAATATTGATAGGCGCAGAGCCTATTACTTCGTTTGACGACGGCAACAATGAAGCACTCGTTGCTTCTAATATGTATGAAGACGTTGCTCGATCCTCTCTTGTTAATACTCGATGGAGGTTTGCAACTAATCAAGCTGCTCTTAATAGACTTAGCGATACACCAACTGGAAGATACGATTCCGCTTATCAAATTCCAAGCGACTCATTAATGCTCCATGCGGTAACAGTAAATGATCATCCAATACTATATCAAACGTATGGCGATAAAATATTTTGCGATTCTGCTTCTGGAGACTCATTAATTTTGGATTATACATTTAGAGTAGATGAAGAGTATTGGCCTTCTTATTTTATAATAGCTGTAGAGTATGCTTTAGCTAGTGTATTTGCAGTAGCTTTAGCTAGAGATGCAGGTTTATCTCAGCTTATGGAGCAAAAAGGTTTAATGGCTATGGCTAAAGCTAGAGGTTTAGACTCACAACAACAAACAAATCGTACTTTAAATACATCAAGGTTTATAACTCAAAGGCGTAGTTAATGCAAAAAGTACGAGTACCTATCACTAACTTCCAATTTGGTGAGGTAAGCCCTTCTTTAACTTCTAGAACAGACTCAGATGTTTATACAGCATCCGCTCAAAGAATAGAGAATATGTTTATTAGATCAGAGGGTGGTGTTATTAAAAGGCCAGGATTAGAAAATATATACGAATATGATATTACTGTAGAAAGAACTACATTTACTATTACTGTATCTGATTACGCTAATATAGTAGCAGGAACTCAAATTAAACTTTTTGATTCAGATGGTACATTATATATATTACAATCAGAAATTGTAGGCTCGGCTGACCCATCTGCTTCTTCTGGCAACATACATTTCTTTAGACCTAATACATCAAACAATGTAACAGCTGATAAAATTTTTACTGCTATTAATGCTATATCTGGGTTTACTGTACCTAATCCAGCAGCGGCAGTTGTTACTGTAACAAGAGATAAACCTAATGGTGGTACTTATTTAGCAATAGATTCTACAGATGAAGTTAGATTAACATCTACAAATTTTTCTGGTGGAGATAAAAGGCAATCAAGACTATTACCTTTTATATTCTCTGATGATGAAAGGTATATTATATCTTTAGAAAATTTAAAAATAAGATGTTTTCAAATAAGTCCATCAACTGGAGCAGTTTCTTTAGTAGCAACATTAACAGCAGATGTTGATGGTGCAGCACTTCCGTTCTCAGATACTTATCTTCATGAGTATAGTTTTGCTCAAGCAGGTGATGTTATGTTTATTTGTCATCCTTTATTTATGCCAAGACAATTAGTAAGAACAAGTCTTACAACTTTTCAAATAGAGCAGTTT